CAGGCCGCTGTCGATCCCGTCGGCGGCGTGCTTTCAGAGCCCGGGGCCGTGTTGGACAGGGCGACGACGAGCTGGTTGGAGCCGAGGTTGTGGACCCCTTCTGCCAGGTGCTCGACGAAGCCATTCAGCTTGTTGAAGGTGGCCATTGCTTACCCCTTAGCTCGAGTATTTCGCTTTGCCGATCGCCACGACGGCCATGACCGACGGGCCGGTCACGATGGTGCCGAGGTAGCGGATGTACTTGCGGACCTGGTCGGGGAAGATGGTGATCGACTGCTGACCGGCGGCGGTCGCGGACGTGAACGTCCAGCCGCTGACGTCCTGCCAGTCGGTGCTACCGTCGGCGCTGTCCTGGATCTTGCCGGCGCACGAACCCGTGACGGCGCCGATGTTCTGGACGACGACCATTGGCCCTTCGTAGGCAGAGACGTCGACGGCGGATCCGGTGGCGTTCGCGGTGGCGGCTTTCGAGCCTGCCGCAAGCAGTTCAGTGCTGGTATGGCCTTGCGCATTGCTGAGCATTTCAGGTTTCTCCTGCGCCCGGCACAAGGGCGCTCACGGTGTCTGTGGTCATGGTGCGCTTGGGTTTTGGCGCGGGCGTGTCCGGAGCTGGCATTGCCTTGCCCCAGCTCACCAGCGCGCGGCCGAGCGCGTCGGAGGTTTCGTAGAGTTCGCCCACCTTGACGGCCCGGCCGTCGACGAGGTGGGCGCGGATGGCTTTGAGCTTCACCGCGCCCGCCCTCGATTACGCGACCGTCGAGTCGTAGCTGAACGCCGCCGGATAACGCAGCGCGACGTCCATCGTGTACCACGCCCGGATGGCCGACAGGCCGCGGGTGAAGTCCGAGTACGGATTGACCATCAACTCGAGCACGCCCCACTCCGCCAGGATCAGCGACGGCCACCAGCCGAACAGCATGGTGTTGGCGCTCATCTGGTTGGTCGAGATCGCCGGGAAACCGGCCATCATGCCGCGCAGCAGCGAGCCGTCCCACAGCGGGGTATCGGTGGAGCTGAAGCGCTGGCGCTGCATCAGCAGCACCGCCGAGGCGGGGTCAGCGACATAGGCGCAGCCGGGACGCAGGGCGTTGGCCGCTGCCACATCGGACTGCGGATCGAGCACGTCCGCATAGGTGTTGGTCGAGTCGGTATCGAACGTGCCGATGCCGGAGGTCTGGGTGATGCCGGTCGGCTGACCGGACCCACCGGACCCACGCAGCGCCGCCACGTCGGCAGCCAAGGCGAGCACCCGTGCCAGGTCAGTCATCACCAGCTGCTCGGCCGACGGATCGGACTGCTGCATCAGCTGATGCGAAAGCTCGGTCAGCGCCGCGACGTTCTTCGGGCTGAGCGTGATCTGGCCGATGGTCGGCTGCGACTCAGTGATCTGCGTCGATTCGGAAGCAAGCCAGTAGGCCGTGCTTGCCGCCGTCTGCCGCGGGATGGTGACGTTGCCCTGCAGGCCGCTAAGGCGGGTGGCGCCGAGCCCCATGACGACCGACTCGTTGCGCAGCAGCTCGACGAACGATCCCGCCAGGTTATCGGTGGCCACGAGGTAGTTCGACCCGGACACGCCGGCCGAGGTCATGTCGCGGACCTGGATTTCCATTGGCACGAAGAACGAGTTCTCTGACCGCGGATTGAGCGCGCCGCGCTGCATGATGGCCTTGTGCGCCTCGAGCTCCAGGCCGGCCCGGGACCAGTCCTTCGACAGGGTGGCCCGCAGCGCCTTGAGCACCGAATAGCGGCGCACGTCCTTTTTCTCCATGCCGAGGTGGGCCGGCGTGGAAGCCGCCTTGCCGCGCTCCTCGAGGATCACCAGCAGCTCGTCGGAGACCTGCTCCAGCGAAGCGCCGGTCTTGATCCAGTGCTCCTCGACGCGACCGTCGATGTGGTTGCCCTTGCAGAGCTTGACGATGGCCTCCTTGCGACGCTGCTCGATGGCGATGGCGTCGATCTTCGGCTTCTCGGGGGTGACGGTCTCGGCGGTAACGCTCGCCGCAGCGTTGTCCTGCGTGGTCATGGTGACCTCCTCGGTCGTGGATGCGGCATGCGCCGCGGCGGATGCGGAACGACCGACGCCGACAGAAGCGTCGGCCGGAATCGTTACCAGCGAAATTTCGTAGGGCGTCCAGCGGGTGACGGTGTATTCGTCTGTTCCCTGCTTGCTGCCCGTCGATTTCATGTCGTCGATGGTGTAGCCGACCGACACGCTGCGCAGGATGCCGTCTTGAACGTCGCGCCAGACTTCTTCGGCGCGGGCGCTGCGGCCGAACCGGACGGTGGCCCGGCCGCGCCGATCGTCGTCAACCCGCGCCGCCTCGATAACGCCGACGTAATCGTTCGGGTCGTGGTTGACCAGCACGTTGGCGCCATTGGCAATGCGTTCGAGGTTGACGGCAGATCGGTCGTGCGACAGCACCTCGATGCCCCACCAGCGCTCATAGGGCGCCTCGGAGCTGAACGCCAGGTCGACTGTGCGCGCCTCGGTATTGGCGCTGGCACGGTCGAATGTGGCCTCGCGCGCCTGCGGCTTGCCGCGAATCTCGTCGATGTTCAGGCTCATTTCACCCTCGTCAGTGCGGCGCGCTGTGGCGCCTCGTCGTCTTCTGGGTCTTCGGTCTCTGGCTCGGTCGCAGGCCCAGCGGGATCGGCCTGCGGCTGGTCCGTGTCGAACGTCAGGCCGAGCTCGGCGATGAGCTCCAGTTCGCGCTTGCGGGCCTGCAGGACGTCCTCGAGATCCTGGCCGCCGGCAGTCGCCGCGATGATGTCGCCCTTGGTGGTGTAGCCGGCTCGCTCGGCCTCCTTGTAGGCCGCGACTTCCTTGGTCGGATCGACCCATGACCAGCCGCGCGGCTTCCACGTGGCCGCGCGGAACTTCTCAGGCGTCTCCGCATATTCGGCGCGGTTGATCGCCGGGATGGCGCCGGCGAGCACGGCCGCCTGCAGCCAGCGCGCGTGCAATGGCTCGCGGAAGCTGCGGATCCACCAGCGCTGCAGGACACGCCATAAATCGCGGTCGTCGAGCAGCGCGAGGCGTGAGCTGGAATAGTTGCTCTGGCTGTAGTCCCGGCTCAGGGATTCGTAGGACACGCCGACGCCGGCAGCGATGCCGCGCAGCACGGCGCGCATGAACGGGTCGAATGCTTCGGTTGGGTAGTTTGGATCCCAGGAGTTGAACTTGTAGCCAGGCGGGAGCTGCGTGAACTCGCCGGCCTCGACCTTCATGCTCGGCGTGGTGCCGCCGTCGCCGTCGGCTTCCTGGCCATCGGCAAGCGCGTTAGGGTCGCCGTCCGGCGACTCGAAGAACCCCACCTTTGAGGCGCCGATGCGCGCCGCCACCACGGCGGCATTGATGTACTCGCCGAGCTGGTTGATGCCGCTGATCGCGGAATGCAGCCAGGGCGCGCCACGCGCCTGCGGCCACCGATCGACGATCCGCAGATGGATCATCTGGTCCGCCGGGATGCGCAGAATCTCGTCGATCTTGCGCCCTGGCGCCAGGCGCAGCGTGTTCGGGTGATCCTTGTGGACGTAGTAGGCCGTCGGCCGGCCGTAGCCGTCGTGTTCGATGCCCATCGTCACTGCGGCGCCCGGCGGCGGTTTCACCTCGAAGTCGTCGGCGAGGCGCTCGGACTCGATCAGTTCGAGCGCGAACGGCACCTGGGAGTCGCCGAAGCGCTGCGGGTGGATCCGCAGGAAGCACTCGCCGGCCTCGAAGACCTCGGACATGGCCGCGCGCTCAAGATCCGCGAAGTGCAGTGCGCCGCCGGTGTGGCAGGAATCGGCACGGCACCAGGCCGCCCAGGCTGTCTCGATGGCGTCGTTGATGCGGTTGAACAGCTTGCCGCGGGTGCTGCGTACCTGCGCCTGCAGGCCGATGCCTTGGCCAATGACGTTGTTGACGACGACCGTCTTGGCGCGCTTGGCATACACCACGTCGCGCACCAGGGCCCGGGAGCGGTTGCGCAGCGCGGTTAACGAGACGTAGAGCTCACCGTCGGCCGAGCTGGTGCCGGCCGACATGGCCAGCCGGCCCGCCTTGGCGCCGGCGTACATGCGGCGGCTCAGTGGCAGATCGGGCTTCTTCGCTTTCTTGGCCATCAGAACCGCACCACCAGGC